CTAACTTGTCGTGATAATTTGACATCTTTTCTAACTCACCTTCAATAGTCACCATAATATCAGGATGTTCACTTACTCCAACAGAATTATTTAGTAAGTTCTCCACATTTATACGATGTTTTTCAATATGTGCTTTAAAATGTAATTTACTAACTTGTAATAAATCATTTCTTAAATTCATAGTCTACTCCCACTTGGTATTAATTTGTTATAAGATTGAATTTTTTTTCTGTATTTATCGTCTAAGACATACAAATCCATTGAACGATTTACTAACTTTTGTAAAGTAAATTCGTCATCTAATGTATTTGATTTAAACTTTTTATATAACTCTTTCAGTATTTTAACTGATGTTAATTTGTAATTCATAAAACCCTCTATAATATATATATATATAAATATATACTAATTTAATATTTTAACCAATTTTTTTTCTTTTTTAGCATACTCTACCGTACTCATTGTACCCCTTGATTCAACTCCATCAGGAATAAACGCTATAACTATATCACTATACTCTGCAATCTGTTTATTTCTTTTAAAATAATTTGAAACATAATATGGTTTATTGTATTGTGTAGCGGGTAGTTTACAATGCATATTCCAAGTATAATGTGATGGTGGGAACTCTACATAATTCATATCAAATTCTAATGCAAACTTTTTAGCGTAACCATCAGCGCCATCTTTTTGTCCACCACTTACTATTTCTGCGTCATCTCCGTGTTTTTCTTTTATCTGAAATATTAAATCTTTTATCTTTTTCTTATTGGCATAACCTCTACTACCAACTATACCAACTTTAATCTTCGTAGTCATTTCTCTTTTGCTGTTTTACTGGTTTATCTGAGGTAGTGAATTTAACTACATTATAAAACTCTTCTATACCATTTAATATCTTATTATTATTAAAATATTTATATGAAAATCTTTTAGTTGTTGAATCTTGTACAGTATTTGGTATAATATCAAAGAATATAAAATCACTACGATTAAGTTTATTTCCTTGTTTAACAATAGTTTTAAATGATAACTTATCTTCCCATCGCATTAAAAAATCCTTTAAATCTTTATTGGATACTTCACCATCTTCAAACCATAAATACAATAAAACGGTAATACTAAATTCGTTATGTGCGTGGTTAACTTTATTCATAACTTTTTCTTCAATATCAGTATTAATAAAATCTGATAATTTTAGTCTTAAACTTACTTTAGATAACATTATTTAACTCCTACATCACAATGTTCTGTTTGATTGAACTCACACCACCTACAATTCTTTTTAGACGGTTGTTTAATATAATTATGTTCTAAATTATATTCTCCATCAACAAATGATTCATCAATAAATTGATTTAAATTATTCATTAATTTATTTATACTTGGTTTACCACTAGCTGGTGAAAATGTTTGAACTCTACGTTGAGGAAAATCTACTTTCTCATATAGTTTACGTTTTACGATAAAGTATTCTACATCAATCTTATCTACTGATATATCGTGTTGTGCACCATAGAAGTGTTTATATAATAATAATTGGTCTGTCTTTGTCTTGTCAGCTTTCATATACTTGTTCCAGCCCATTGTAGAAGTCTTGATATCTATAATTTTATATCTATCTCTCACACTATCGTAAATTATAACATCTATGTAACCAATAAACTTAATTTTATTAGGTAAATCATAATCAACAGGAACTTCTATACCAACTAACTCATAACCCTTCTTACTGAAATACATACCACGCTTCTTTTTAAACCACTCTAATATCAGTAATCCATGATTGTAAAATTCTTCCATATCAGATTGTTCACAAATTACTTCACCACCATTATTTTCCATAATTTGAGTATAGTTTGTTTTCATCCTATGTAATAACATCTTCTCCATTGGAAGTGCATCTGCCGTCTTAATGGTATCATTATACATTACTGTAAGATATGTCTGAAGAACTTCGTGCATTGATGTACCAAATAGAGTATGTATATTACCAGCAAACTCTCTCATATCATCAATATATGCCAATTTCCACCTATAAGGACAAGTAGTCCATTGGCTATATTGGCTATAACTTATATTTTTCACTAATCCATCCATTTTCTGTGTGTAAATAAATGCCAAGTTCTATGTTTAAGTATTTCCCACATCAATCCGATATACGAATCAGATTCATAGAATCCTGTTTCACAAGTATAACTATACATTATTTTCCCCATTTTCCATTTTTAACGATTGTAGCCATAATACCATAGTTAGATACATCAAGATAAGCATCTTCTAATGGCTCATCCTTTAATGCTGAATCTCTATTATTCATCAATAGAGTTTTAACTCGTTGTAACTTATCGTTCATTCTGAACCATATACCCGTAAGTGATAATTTTACTTCTTCGGATGTCTGTAGTTGTGTACCGACACTTATGTTACCTGGACCATAATCGTGTTGCTTATGTAAAAACAATTCATATTGTTCTTGTTGAATCTTTTTAAACTCTTGTGTCATTTCTGGCCATTCAAGTTCCATTTGTTCAACTACTGTCAAATCAGGATTATTTCTTGCATACTTTTTGACAGTTTTAGAATCTGTTATAACTTTCATATTATATTCCTAATATATATACTTGAATATACGAACAAAACTGTATACAAGTCAAGTACTTTTTTATTTATTCTGTATTTCCTGCTGTATATCCGCCAATTGTACCGAGTACATTTAAACCAAGTTCTTCTATCTTCTTAGGTTCAACCCCCCAGTTTGTACAGATTTCTCCTAGTTCTAACATACCACCTTCAGTAAGATATAACATTTCTATCATATCATAAGCTTCACGCTTACTAAATTTTTCTTGATTTGCTACTATGTTGATTAACCATTTTGGATGTTCCATTTGATTTCTCCCTTTTGTATATTTTAACCATTGTTTTCCCTTTGGTAAAATATTTGTGTATAGTTTATATAACTCTTTAGGCTTCAAGTTATACTTTTGTAATTCATTTACTAACTCAACCCATTCCATCTTCATAGATAGAAATCTGTGGGTCATATAGTTAGACCAAGTTTTTTTATCTTCGTCTGATATCTCTTCCCAATAATTAGGACTTTGAACCGCTGTTATCTGATTTATATGATCGAACAGACTCTTCTTTTTTACCAAATATTTTTTCGTACTTTTGTTCCCACTCTTCATAACTTATTCCTAACCGAGGTACATCACCTTTACCAGCATCAGATTTTTTTTTGAAAATTGATGTTTTTTTCGGAGTTTCTTTTTCATCGCTCATAAATCTTTACGAAATAAGGAACTCTCTTTTGGCTGTTCTTCTTCTATTCCTGAGCCCGCTAACATTGATTTAGGAACTCTTCCACAGTTTCCACAACTATAAACATCAATAGGTATTAATGTTTCTTCACCTGTAGGTGATAATATAGCTGATAATCTCTTTATAATTGTTGAACTAATAAATAAATAGTTCTCACAATATTCACATTTCACAGTTTCTGCTTGTGTTAAGTCAACCTTTACTTGAGCTTTTGGTAATGGTTTCATTGGTTTCGTACTCATTTTATAACTCCTAATAGTTCTATTATCATAGCCATAGCATTAATTTCTTTATCAACTACCTGACTATCTGATAGTTCATATCTTGCAATAATCAAAATACATTCTGCTAAGTGACCTTTACCATAACCATCTACTTCATCATATAACAAACGAAACAAATCAGCAAAATCTGTAATCTTATTGTCTGCTAATAATTGTCTAATATCTTTAAATGCATTTTTCTTATTTTGTATTTCTAAAATCTTTAATAATTTTAATTTATAATCATTCTGTATAATACTGCCTGTATCTAATTTTAATTTACCTCTTACAACATTCCTCTGAGCTGAATTAATAACCCTACGAATATCAGGATAACCACTATCTACTAATATTTTTATATCCTCAAGCTCACTATTTACATTTTCTTCAATTAAAATGTTATGTACTTTCTGAGCAACTTCTTTTTTACTGGGTGGAATAATCTGAAACGCTTGGCATCTACTTTGTATTGGGTCAATAATTCTTTCAACATAATTACAAGTTAGAATAAATCTACAATGTTTTGAGAATGTTTCCATCAGATTACGAAGAGCTGCTTGAGCATTTGGTGTAATATAATCACACTCATCTAATATAATAATTTTCATATCTTTGAAACCAATAGTTGAAGCAAAGTTCTTAACTTTATTTCTAACTGTATCTACATTATTTTCATCACTTGCATTAATGTATAGATAATCACATTCTATATTATTTACCAACAATTTAGCGAGAGTGGTTTTACCTGTACCGGCTCTTCCAAATAGAAGAAGGTGTGGTAAATCTCCACTCTCAAGATACATTGATACTTTACTTTTGAGATGTTCATTCCCAATATAAGTATCTAACGAGGAAGGCCGATATTTTTCTACCCA